TTGATACACCAACACCTGGAATACAAACAGACAATCCCAGAAAATATAAAGAAGATGAGTCCATCAAAGCTCTTCAGGATTATATTTCTACCACTTATGGTGGACACTATACTTCTGACAATAATAATGTCCAGACACTTGATCTTATTGAGTCAGTAGGAGATGCAGAATCATTCTGTAGATCTAATGCTATTAAGTATCTAAGTAGGTATGACAAGAAGGGACAAGCAAAACGTGATATACTAAAAGCATTACACTATTCACTCCTACTATACCATTTCAGTGGGCAACTCAATGAAACTCCGACCCGTGGTTATGAAACTTTCTGATAAAACTCTTTCCGTTCTTAAAAACTTTTCGACTATTAATCAGTCTATTCTGTTTAAGCAAGGTAGTAAACTTCGCACCATTAGTGTGATGAAGAATATTCTTGCAGAAGCAACTATTACTGAGGAACTTCCTAAAGACTTTGGTATCTATGATTTAAATCAGTTCCTTAATGGACTCTCTTTACATCAAAGTCCAGAACTTGACTTTATTAATGAGGGTCATGTTGTTATCAAAGAAGGACGGATGAGATCCAAGTACTTCTTTGCTGATCCTAATGTAATCATTACTCCTCCTGATAAAGCAATTGATCTTCCTACAGAGGATGTTTCTTTTGAGTTGAGTACAGATCAATTAGATAAGTTACTCAAAGCAGCAGCAATCTATCAGTTGGCTGATCTTGCAGTAGAGGGTGGTGATGGAGTAGTTAAACTTCTTGTAAGGGATAAGAAGAATGATACATCCAATAGTTTCTCAGTAACTGTTGGTGAGACTGATAAAGTATTCTCATTCAATTTCAAGGTAGAGAATATTAAGATCCTACCAGGAACTTATGATGTTTCTGTATCATCAAAACTTCTTTCACGTTTTACAAGTAAAGGTCAAGATCTTACTTATTACATCGCACTAGAACCAGATTCTACATTTGGATAATCATGTGGTATGTAATAGGATGGACAATAGTTACACTGTGGTTATTGTCCAAGTTTGGGGTCTTTAAAAAATGAGTAAAACTCATAATTATGAAAACCCTTCCGAGGCTCAAGATCTTGGACATGTAGAGGCACAAGTTACTAAGGGTAAGAAGTATTATGATGAACAAGGGTGGGAGATTTCCCCACCCATAAGTGATAGAGAATGTATCTATCGTTGTTTAGAAAACTGTCAACACCTTGCAGGTCTTGATAGGAAACAAGTTAGTAGATTGATGGATGATTTTAAAACTAAGAAAACTGACTTTATACGAAATCAGGAGTATCCAGTATTATGAAGGAAGAAATTCCTACAAGTGAATATATGGTAGAGGGTTGGGATCGTGGCCCAACTGGTTGCCATCACTATAAGCGTGGTTCATTCCATAATAAATTTGGAATGTGGATTATGTGGCTTTTCTACGGTATTGTTATTATTCAGGTAATCCATGCAATGACAGTTATACCATTTTTTCCAATCACTTTTACAATCCTATCAGGGTTGTTTTTTATTTGGTATGTAGCTTGGAGGGCAACATGAGACTGACACAAGAAGTAATTGAAAAGATTCAATTAGCAATGACCCACACCAAAATGAATGGTGAGACTAACTGGAAGGATGGTGATGAGATTGATGTGTGTTTAGGGGGAACCTTTGCAGGAGACAAATTTATTAGTATAATAAACAGGACAAGAAGTAACACTACTAAAAAATGAACATCTTTGTAACTGATTGGGATCCACATAAGTCAGCAAAAGTATTGCCTGATAAGCATGTGGTTAAGATGCCACTAGAGACATGTCAGATGCTCTCTATTGTCTTCTCACATTGGTATTATGACTGGGGTGATGATTTAGTTAAGAAGAAAGATGGAACAGCATACAAGACCTCTAAGGGTGCATTCAGAAACCATCCTTGCACCCAATGGGCTGCTGCAAGTATATACAATACTGCATGGTTAATTCAACATGGATGTGCCTTAGTTGATGAATATAATCATCGTTATGGTAAGGTGCATGGTTGTGCTAATTCATTGTTTGAGGCAAAGAAAACATTTCATAAATTTGCAGGTGAGGTAATTACATGCTATTGTATGGTGGAATCATTTACACGTGCAATGCCAGATGAGTATAAACATGACACAAGCATTGACACTTTTACTGCTTACAAGAATTACATTAGCAGCAAACCTTGGGCTGCATCTAATTATCTACGTGACCCGTCCAGAAAACC